TGGCTTATTGTTAAACTGAGTAAATGAAGGATATACAGATCCAGCCATTGTGTCAGTTCCTTTAGCAAATTCAGAACCGTATACGAATAGGTTAACTGGCGCGTCAGAAAATCCAGCAGCAGACATGCTAGCAGCTCCATAAGGTTGAACAGTAATTGTTTGACCGGATACAGCGTTTACATAACATTTAGCAGTTATAATTCCTGTTGCTGCATCAGCTACAACTACTGTTGCTCCAACACGAACAACGTTAATCAAATCAGTACCAAGTGTGATAGTAGAACCACCAACAGTGGCTGCTCCAGTAAGATCAACCTCTTGGTTAGCCGTTGCGCTGTCTTTATAAGCTACATGCAAACGGTTTTGCTCAGACCAAACAACTTGATCAGAAGTCATAGGAAGTTCTGCTCCAACCATACGAAGGAATCCAGATACTGTACGATTACCATATCTCTCAGCTTCTGCTTCATAGATTTCTGGTAAGAATTGTTGCGAAAAGTCATTGCCTGCACCTGATGTGAAGTCAATCCAGTTCGCGTCGCTCAACGTTTTTCGCTGAGTAGGGATTAATGAATAATCCGCTGGTGTTAATGCCATAATTTTTGTTTTTTATGTGTTAAATACGTGTTTTAATTTTCAATTTAGAGCTGTCTACACCATCAACAACTTTTACTTTAAAACCACCAACCATTAAACTCTCAGGTGAGTTCCTTTGTCCATCTTGAATATTTTTTGATTTCTTTCCAATATCCTTAATAGCATCAGCCTTACCCTGTTCGTAAAAGTGGTTAGCAATAGTATCAGCGTTTGTTGCTGCATACAAGGCTTTGTGATAACCTTTCATATCATTAACTTTTCCGTCTTTGTCAAGAAACTTTCTCAACACGTTGTTAATTTCAGATTGGTTCTCTGCGACTTTTTGTGGCTCTTTGATACCGTACCTAAATTTCTTTTCACCTAAATCGAAATCAAAACCTTTGAAATCTTCAGTGAACATTTTCTTGGTACGCTCTGAGAAACCCTTATTGTCTTTAAGCCTCTGCTCTTCGTTCTTACTATAGCGATCAAAGAATTCAACGGCTTTTTTCTGCTCGTTAGTGACTGTTGGCCTCGTTTTAATCTCCTTATAATACTCCGTTTTTAAAGTATCTAGAAATTTTCGAGCTTTCGCAATCTCTTCTTTCTTCGCTAATTTCTTTTTCTTAATATCACGAGACTCATCTAAATCTTCGTCGTATGAAAAATTCTCTTCAATTAAGAAATCGACCTCATCATTATCAAGATGTGATCTAGTCTTTTTATAATACTCCTTTAAAAGAGTATTTTCATCAATGTTAGTGTAGTCTGCGTTTAATCTAACGTAGTCCTCCACTGTTCCACCTGTATCCTTTATAAATTTTACTAAGCTATCTACGCCCTCTGGTAGATATTCTTTTTCAATATGCTCGTCAATCGGTGTATCAACTGGTTTATCAATTGTTTCTTCGACTGGCGTATCTACTAAATCGTCAGTTATCTCAACCATAATTGGTTCATCAACTGGTTCATCAACTGGTTCATCAACTGGTTGTTCACTTAGCTCTTCTACAGGTATTACAGGTTTGTCAATAACCTTACCATCGTCATCAACCTCTTTTTCTTGAAATTTAGTAAGGTCTAGTTTAATGTCGCTCATAATAATATAATATATAATTAGTTAAAAAAATTCTACTTAGGTCCGAAAGCTTCTAACCCAAACCCTCCCAAAGTATCATTACCGCTCGATTCAAAGTTTTTCGGTAAAGAGTTATTTTTTCTTTGATCAATAAGCTCACTCTGTTGAGTAGCTTGGATTTTTGTTCTTCCATCTTTTCTATCTTCTTTAATTCTGTCCGCTTCAGTTTTAGATTTAATTTCACCAGTCTTTAATTGAAGGTTATAATTAAACTCTATACCCATCAATTCTTTCTTAACATTAGCTTCTTCGTACATCTCTTTTATTCTAAGCCCCGACGCTGCTGTTTCAATAGCAATCTTTTCCGCTGTTATAGCTTGTTGCTTTTGAAGTTCAGCCATAGCTGCTCTCTCAGATGCTTTAGCATTTTCTTCAGCCGTTAACTTAATCGTACTCTGTTGCTGTTCTCTCTCTCTTTCTATTCTTTTCTTTCTTTTTTGCTTTAAAGCTCTATTAGCTAACTTGATATTCTTTATCTCTCTAATATCTATAGTGTCTTCTAAATCAATACCACCAGTTTGCAAAGCTATCTGCATATCTTTTTCAAGTTGTGCCTTATCTTCTTCCTCTGGTTCTAAGCGCAAATATATACCAAAATCGTATAGGTGTAAATTTTTAACCTCGTTAAGTGTACCTACATTGTAAGCACTAATAGCATTTTGTAACGACATGTTAGTTAATTGATACTCTATTGAATCAGATATTCTAAGAGAGATGTTCTCAGCCAGTTTAATGGTTATAAATAAACTAGATTGTAATATGTGGCGCGTCGCAACATTCGATGCATTAGCGGCCAACTTCTGTAATCCTACGAGCATATCTTCAGCTGGTTGACTACCGTCTCGAGCTTCATTTAGTCCTGTAGCATCTCTAATCATTTGTAAGTAATATTGATACGTACCTATTAATGACTGTATCTTTGCCTGCCCGCTTGAAGAATTTAACTCTTGAATAGGAACTTTACCTCTATTCATATCACCTTCTTGCGTTAATGATCTACCTAATATACTACCTGTTTGGAAGTACATGTTTAATGCTTCTGCTGGGTTGTATATTGTACCATTACCTAGATCAACCTCAGCTAATCCATCTACATCAAGGAAAACACCATCAGGAACTAACTTAGATAAAACTTGTTGCATCTTGATATTTGTAATATCAATCATGTCAGCAAATCCAGTTACTCTCTTAACCGTTGAATCTATACTTCCTTTGTACATTCTAGGTGCACATATGGCATAATTCATATTAACCTTAGTTGTATCAGATTTTGGTCTAGTCATATTACTTGCTAGTTTCCACTCTAGCATTTTCTCATAACCAACAATCTTAGCGCCTGTATACAATGTCTCTATTGATCGAGAAACTCTCTTAAACGTATCGTTTTCTGGCGGATTAAAACTATCGTCTTTTTCTAATGCTTTTTCTAAACCATTACCACCAACTTTTAATTTAAAAACTTGGTTTGTATATGTCTTGTATTCAAAGAATAAAATAGCAATTGTATCACTATTGTACTCTTGCCAATTTTGTAAATACTGGTTGTTTCCTTGATACTGTTGTATCTCTGTTAAGTCATTGTCGGTTAAGTGTGGAAATAATTTCTTTATTTCAGATAAGTATAATAACTTAACTTCACCAACATAATATAAATCTAAGAAATTAGGATCTTCTGTATATGACCAAACCATTTTAGCTGGATCACAATATTCAGTTGTTATACCATTAGATCTATTCCAACCAGTTTTAGCTGCGCCAATACCTAACACAACCAAATCGTAGTTTATTCTTCTTCTTGTTAAATCATATCTGTTTCTTTCAAACGTATTAGATATTAACTCCTCTTCAGCTATCTCTATAGATGGTTTATATTCTAATTGCATATGCAATTCAACCTCATCTTTTGTTTCTGGAATATCTATATTAGAAGGAGAATTAAATAGATTCATACCAGTTGCATTGCGTATAAATTCTAATTCTTCCTTTACAGCCATATCACGCATTAAGTTCTCTGCGTACTTAGTTCTTTTCTTTATTGATTCTGGATCTTGAGAGAAAGCTTTTACTTCATATGACTTTTCTGATATACCATTTACAACAATGTCAACAAATTTAGATATAACCGGAACTGGCTTCCAACTTAAATTTAAATAAGATAAATCACCATTTATAGATAATTCATCTTTAATCTTTTGCATTGGTTGTTCTCCTCTAGCGTATAATCTTAAATTATGGAAACTATTCCAATTAGACATAAATCTATTCTGGGTTCTACCAGTTCCAAACCATTCACCCTCTATAGCTCTTCCAACTTGGTAGCCATATTCAATAGACGCTTTCTCCTGGTCACTAACTACTTGGTCAGGGAATGCGGTATTTGGGTTTGTATTTATTTTCTTCATTATCCTATTTTAGTGTATGATCTTAGATTCAGTACCAGTATTATCATATTTTTTAAAGCCTAAACTTATATTCTGTCTAACTATTTTATTTGCCGGCGCATATAGATTCTTATTACAAGCCATGATAGCTAGTCCAGAACTAATAGCAGCGTCAAATTTAGTTCTATTATTCATATCAAACTTAACCCACTCATTTAAAGTTTTATTAAAGTACATATCTCCATACTCTCCTTCACCTATTAAACCAACGCAGTTATCAATATAAGTTTCAATAGCAGCAGCGTGAGCTTGCTTAATATCTTGACTTGTATTTGGTATACCACCAATCTCTCTCTCGGTTATAGATAACTTATTATAACTCTTATCTGGGCGATTCATAGAAAATCCTCTATAACCTCTTCTTTTTATATGGTATAATAATCTAGGCTTATTATTTTCTGCTAAGATAGGCATACCATAAAACACTATAGCCATTAAAACATCTTCAAAGAACATCTCAGCAGTCTGTGGTCTAGCTATATACTCTAAAAAGAAATGCTCAGGTGGTGCGTCTTCCATCGAGAACTTAGTCTTACCATGCAGTGAACCTTTAGATCCTCTACCATCAACTGTTCCAGATATATCATAAGGGTCACATCCAAAAGCACCTACATGTTCATTTCCAGGATACTTAATACCATTCTTAATTATAATCCTATTTTGAAGCTCAGGTGGTGGTGTCCATGATATTAAAAACCTACCATTTTTATTTGGTGCAAATGTTACCCTAGTGTCTTCTATGCCATTCTCCCAACTGAAACTGCCTCTAGTTAATGTACCGTGAGCTTCTAGATCTTGATTATAATCTATTTGCTCATACAGTCTTTGTAGATTATATAGTGAGCTCTTTGCCTCATCCCTAAATGCATGTTCCTCAGTTCTTGGGAATTGTCTGTAGTGTTCGTTTAATGAATCTTGATTATCTCTTAAACCTTCTGCTTCATTCTCCCAAAACTCTATAACACCCATACTTATCTTTTCACCATAAAAACCATCTATTGGTTCATCTGGTGTGTCAAATACTGGCATACCATACCTATCAATGTAACCTTCATAGTTCCATTCCATAGGTATAAATAAACTATATAAACCAGATTTAGTTTGACCGTTCTTGTTTCTATCGTTTACATCTGACTGGTAATAAAGCGTTTTAAAGTTGCTACCACCTTTGTCTAAAGAGTTTGATGTTGAACCCATCATACACTTGCCAATAATTCTACTACCTAATCTAAGGCATGTTTTAGTGACGCGCCAATTGTTTAAAATATTTTCAGGTCTTTCCCATTTTCCAGATTCATCATGTAGAAGCATCATTAACTTCTCACCATCATAAGAGTTGTCTGATGTATTCTTCCAGTCAATACTTGTATCTAATCCTTCTAAGTCCTCTAGTTCATCTTCTGAATCAATCTTCTTCCTAGTTAACTTAGATGCTGGTACTCTATAAGCTAGTTCTGTTTTTGGTCTATCCATACCATCTTGGATAGGTGAGAAAAAGAATGGATAATTAATTGATATTGGTACAACTTTATCCGTGAAAAGCTTTTTAGCATCTGGTCCAGTTTTAGAAAGGATACCAAATCTCTTATCACTTGAAGTAGTAGCTAAGTTAACGGTTTCACTTGATCCCATGAATGAAAAACCAGAACGTCTATTCTTTAAGTAGCAAATTCCATATGATCTATAATCTGCTTTACATGCCTCCCAGAAAATAAAGAACAATCTATTTGACTCTCTAAATTGAGCTTCACCAACATCGATCTTTGCCCACTGTAAGTACATGTAGTGAGAACCTGTTACGTATGTATCTAATCCATTATTCTTAAACCAGAAACCATCTTCTCTTCTTTCAAACTCTATATCAATGTATTCATGATACTTTGCTTTAAACGTGTCTGGTGTTCTTCTCCAGTCAAATATGCTTTTTATCTTATCTAATTCCTTTGGCTTTTCTAGTCTCTCCCAATACTGTTCTTTATTAATTGAAGACCTAGCTATTACTTTCTTAGGAGCTTTTGGTAGAGCGATTTTTAAACCTTGTATATCAAGTATCTCGTCTATCTCACCGGTCTTGCTTATTATGACAATATCAAATTCAGCATTGTAACCATACTCCCATTTCTTATAACGGTTGTTTCTATCAATCTTAGCCTTTTTTAATGGCGTGATTACTTTATATAATGTCTGCTCGTACATTACTTTTTCTTAGCATGCTTTTCTGCAAAACCACCAAATGAAGATGTTTTTTCTTCTTCTTTAGTTTTTGGATCGTCGCTAAGTAGTTCTTCTTCTTCCTCTATTCTCTTAAGTATTTCGAATGCATCAAATATTGATAGCTTCTTAGTTGCAGCAGCGTTCTTTAGTTTATCAGCAGATAGTTCTTCACTATTCATTGGTATATCTTCACCGTCAACAATCATTGTTCCCTTAGCACCAAGTATTGGTTCTTCAGCAACTTTAATTAACTCGTTCACAGCTGCTCTGCCAGCGCTTATTATTCTTATCCTAGTTTCCTTAGACTTATCTCGTCCAGCTTGGATTATATTCTTCGTCTCCTTCTCTGATTCCATAACTCAAAACAATATTATTTAATTTCATACAATATAAAAGCATATCGTTAAACACAAACTCAAATTCAGAGTCAGGGGTGAAGCATACTGTTTCTCCTTTTTCGATATTCAATTTCTTATTAGTATATCTAAGTATACCGTGTAGTTCCTTTTCTTTACTAGTACTTGATTCATCTGTTGATTTAACAGGTTGAACAAAGCAATAATCATTAAAGGTTTGCCAATCAGTTGTAGACAATGGTTGATATGCATAGATTTGATCTAATGATACCGCATACATTCCATCAAACATATAACTTCTACTATTCTTTTCTTTACCCCTAACGTCGTAGAATCTTCTAAATACATTATGATGTATTATGACTATATCTCCTGGTTTTATTGGTGTATCAAATGCTTTTGGAACAGCTATTACAACGCCTTGTCTATTAACATTCTTAAATGACTCAAGACTTGTATTTGTAACAAACTGTACACCAGCTATTTCTTTCTTATTATTATATCTATGATCGTCTACTGGTTTTACTATAAAATCGTAAAGACTATGCATTAGTATGTTAAATCGTATTCGACCGCTATGGCCATATTTTTATTAAATTTCTTCCACATCATTATCTCACCTGACTTTTCCAACCATATAATGTGAGATTGATCTTCATCAATGAATTGTATTGTATGTACAATGTGATTGTCCCAGGCTGGCTGACCTACGTAGTAATGCATTGCATTATCCTTGTACTCAGTACCTATACTTATTTTCCTTATAACTGTGTTAGACCGTCCCATTTTCAACTGGTTTTGTGTATGAACCATCAGACATGTCTATAGATATAGGACCATATTTTTCCTCTAACTCAGCTCTAGTTTTATTTGCTGATTCAATAACCTCAGCATAATCTTTCATTAATCTTGTTTTCTGTAATTCAAGAGAAGCAATTTGCATTGCCATTTGCTCTGTTTTATTGAAATCACTTTTAATTTTCTCTAATTCTTGTTCTTCTATTTTCATAATATTTAATTTTAATTTTTGTAAATTCTACTATGTATTACTCTATCTTTTTAGGTCTACGTGTGCTAGAGGCCATCTTCTTTGTGATAACTTCCTCATATCTCTCTAAACGCGCCGTGAGCGTTGCAATAATTACAGACTGCTCTAATATCAATTTATTATTTATCTCTAACTTTGAGTTTAACTCATCTATTTGAAAAGCATGTTTAGCGTTATTAGAATCCATTGTTTCTTTCAACGCACTTATTGTTTTTTGTTGTTCTTTCACTATAGCTGCCGCTTGAAGAGTTGTTACAATGTAATCCCACTTTTTATATATTAATACTACAAGCGCTATTAATGATACTGTAGGTAAACCGTATTCACCTATTAGTTTAGCTATCCCTTCAATTATCTCCATTTTAATCTTCTATTATTGGACCTACTGGTTCTACAATTTCAATCTCCCCAATAGTGTATGCAATTTCTGCATTGTCTAAATCGGGTTGAGCTTCTAATTGTAACCAATACACACCGCTAACTGTGTTGTTAGTAGGATTCCAATAGAAATCGCCTTCGCTACTTAGTATTGGAAATTTAGAAACGTCTGGTATTATTAAAGCTGTCATCTTACTGCTGTGTTATAAGTTGTTATTGCGT